ATCTTCCGTAATGGTAAGGCTTCATCCTTCAAAGATGCTCGAAAAATAGGGTAATTTCTTAAACCTCTAACAGCAATATTACAGCTAGTATCAAACTTCTCTTCAATTTCCTTATAAAATTGGACTGGGTGTTGGTGTTTCTTATTAGCAGGTAATTCATCCATAAAAAGACGCTTTTGCTTATTATACGGATGACCCATAGAGGAATTCTTATTGATAGAATCAATAAATCTCAATCCTGGAACACCATTAACAACAGTATCTAATGGTAAAATACCAATCTCTTGCTTAGATTCATCTGGTGTTAAACTACACCATTCTTCCAACATTTGATCAGTAATAATCCCAATGTCAATTGAGGATGCTGAACAATCAGCCATAATTAATTCGTGTATGTTCAATTTCCATGGTTTATCTGATGCCAGATTCGGAGGGAAGTAACGCTGCTCATAACCCAACTCCTGAATATCTTCAAACATCAAATGCTTTTCGACATTCGTTCTCGCAATGTCTTAGAAGTTATATTCCCATATACATCTAATTGGCCAGAGTCTATTGATCTTAAAACTGAATTAGCTTTAATTTCACTAAACTTAGTAGACTCGCCCCATTGGGGGTCCGCTGCTGACACCTCCTGATCACAATCGATCGTTTGAATAAACTCGTGGGTGATAGCCATAGCGCCAGCAACCTGGCGTTCCCTGTCATAAGACTGATGCATACCCAGTATTTGAGTACCTAATGGTGAACATCTATACAACATCATCCCACAATCTCCGGGTTGTGTATGTACACTTGGAGACCACCATTGATCCTGAATAGTATTGAGTTTGGTTAATTTAACATTCTCAACTATATAAGTATAAATAGTAGATTTACTAATTGCTTCTTTTTCTTTATTAATGGCAACATATTCGGCTGGACCAGGTATACTTTGACACCGTTTATGTATAAAGTAAGGTCTGATATCTTTACCACTAGGTAGACATTTAAATTTACAGACCACAAGATCTCGTTCGGGGTACCGATTCAAATCAGCTTCAGTAATTTGAAATGCGAATCCATCCATAAAACTACTACTAGGTGTGCCCTTCACAATATGACACTGTCTAACTGTACTGATATGTGGTATACAATGGTTAGGCAACAAGTAAACCACACCAACTATATTAATTCCATAACACACAGTTTTATTAACATCATCAAACTGAAAATGTGCCGTCGATTTGATTAACTTATTCCGTACATCATCACTCGACTGACCTCGCAGTACCAAACTTTGTGCTGATGTATCTATTGAGGAGGGTATTATTTCAT